GCTATGGGTATTGACTGCCGCGGTAATTTGATTGACTATTACAATGGCGAACAAGATTTAGACGATAATATACTTAGAACAGTAGGTGATTCTAATCAGAGATTTAGTGAAGACGCATTAAGAATTATTCGTGCTATGCGTTTCGCAGCTAGATTTGGAATGAAGATAGACCCTGAAACAATGCAGGGTATTAAGAACATTAAGGGCAATTTGGATAAAATCGCAAAAGAAAGAATTGGTGCTGAACTAATGAAAACTGCTGAATATGGTAAACAAGCTTTTGCTGATGTTATTGGATTGTTAATGAAAACTGGTGCGAATGAAGTAATTGACCCTGAAATGTTAATCAACTGGAAGTTCGCAAAACAGTTAACTAGAAAATATGCTCAGATGGATAATACTGAAGCTGACCCAAAAATTTTGTTTGGTTTGTTATTCTACGATTGCGACAATTTACCTGAATGTATCAAGTTGTTTAGATTGGAAAATGACTTAATGAAAACTTTGAAATATGTTTATGGTGCGCTTGGATTTACAAATAATTTGTATGGAGACTTGAACAAGACATTAACTATTTTCACGAATAAAGATTTTGAAATTTTGAATGTAGTAAATTATGTAATCAACGATGAAGCAATTTCTAACAAAGAAAGAAAAGTATTAACTGATTTGGCAGAAAATGTATTGCCTGATAATAAGAAATTGAGTAATGCTATTATAGATAGTGGTGTACACGGTTCTCAATTTGGTGCGATACTAAATGAACTTAAGAATTGGTATTATGGTGCTTATTTGTATAACCATAGTAAACCAAGTCAAGAAGAAATTGAAGATAAAGTTGAAGAATTGATGAGGTGAGATTATGTTTTTTAAGAACGAAATGTTAAGGGGAGCGGGCGAATCCATTCCCATGACTGAAGACGAAATCAAAGAATATATTAAATGTAAAAAGAGTATATTCCATTTCGCAAAATACTTTACAATTATTGGTCCTGCAGGCGAAGAAAAGATGCACTTGCGACCATATCAGGAAAAGATTGTAAAGACCATTTGTGCTAAAATACCAGATAAGAATAACAGAATTATTATGATGGGCCGTCAAACTGGTAAGACTACTATTGCGACCTTGTATATTCTTTGGTATGCTTTGTTCCATAAGTCAAAGACTATTGCTGTTCTAGCAAACAAGGCTTCCCAGGCAGAAGAAATTTTGCTTCGTATTAAGAACGCATACATTAAGTTGCCATTGTGGTTACAACAGGGATTGGTTAAGTGGAACAATGGTGAAATTACTATGGAGAATGAAACAAAGATTTTCACTGGTGCTAGTTCTAGTTCATCTGTTCGTGGTAAATCTATTGACCTTCTTCTTGTTGACGAATTTGCGTTCATTGATGACAATATGGCTGAAAAGTTTATGCAGTCTGTTTTCCCAACACAAGCTGCTAAAAAAGATGCTATGATGATTTTGATTTCAACTCCAAAGGGAATGAACCACTTCTACAACATTTGGACTAAGGCCGTTTCGGGTAAGAACTCATTTATTCCATGTAAAATCCAATGGTTTGAAGTTGAAGGTAGAGATGAGGCATGGCTGCAAAAACAAATTAGAGATAATGGTGAGCAGTTCGTAAACCAAGAATATAAATGTTTAACTGGTGATGCGAGAGTGACTGTGGAATATGATAATGGTTTGGTTCAAGAAATGACTTTGGAAGAATTATACTTGTTAGAACAGGAACAATTAGCAAGTTAATAAATACAATATGGCAAATAATGAAGAAAATGAAAATAAGCCACATCCAAGACCACCTTGGGTGAATAACGGGCACCATTCACCAGCACAGGCTATGACACCTCCGCCACATCACTGGCGTCCAGGTCCACCAAATTATTGCTGTGATGGCGACCGCTTTATGGCAGACCATGAAATACAGAATGTACCACAACTAATTGCTTATATTAAAGGTCAATTAGGTTCTCCAGTCATTTGTGTAGAAGTTAGTGATGCTCAATTATTGGATATAATTAGAGATACTGTACAATATATTTGGAGATACTATTACAAAGAAGGTAATTATCGTGATTATCTTTGTATGGAATTGCTACCTGGTAAAACCCATTATAAGATTTGCCAAGAACTTGAATCTGTTGTAGATTTCCAAACTGCTAGTTGGTTGGGAAACATTAACGAATTATTCACAGTTCCACACAATGTTTTATACGATACTGTACAGGGAATGAACTCATTTAACTATAATGGAATGTGCTATGGCGATTCTAGTTATGGTGATGTAATGGGTAACTTCAATGCTCAATTAGTTTGGTTGAAACAGGTTAAATTTGATTTGGGACAAAGTTTCCAAGTTAGTTATAATGCCAAAGAGAAAGTATTACATGTTTGGGGTTCGCCACAAAAACCTGTTCATGGTTTAATGGAAGTAGTCAAAAGACAAAGTTCATTCAAGGTCTTTAATGATTATTGGTTCAAAGAATTGGTAGTATGTAAAGCAGGTATGATTTGGACTAACTCATTAAGAAAGTATTCATTGAGTATTGCTGGTGGTGGTCAGTTAAATGCTGACTCATTGTATAGTTCATATAAAGAAAGATACGATGCCGCTATTGAAAGAATTGACAAAGAAAGTCCACACGGTTTCATTTACATAGGTTAATAAATGAATAACATAACATACAGACCAAACTATCTTAAAGAAGAAAATACCGAGGGATTCCAAGAGTATGACCTTGGTAGTATTGACTTCGGGAACTATGATTTTGGAACAACCAAATCATATATGGTACACTATTATGAAGTTGGTCGCCCTGACATCATTTCACAGAACATTTATGGCACATCAAACTTATGGTGGTTTGTAATGTGGTATAATGGTGTATCTGATATTTGGAATGATTTAAGAGATGGTATGATGTTGCGTTATCCACAGTATGAAATGGTGATACAAGCATTTAAATTATATGGAAAATAAGGAGTTAAAATGTTATTAGAAGAAGCAAAAAAGATTTTAAATAATCGTGGCTTTTTACTAGAAGATGAAAAATCTAATACAAAGTCATTGGTGTTTAAATTTTGGAAAACTAGAAAAGAAGGTAAAACATTATCAAATGAAGAAGCAGAACAATTATTAAATGCTCCTGACTTTGATACAGTAGTTGACCCCAAATACCAAAATTTCATAAAGTCTAGTTTGAACAAAGTATTGGGTAATGCCCCAGCAAAGACTGCTACAAAGAAACAACCTAAAGGATTATTTGGTTCTGTTGAATTGTATGGTAAACCAAATTTCGCAGTATTGAATGTACCAGTAAACACTGAAACAAATGCGAAAGAAGAAAAACAAGAAGAATTAAAAGAAATCGTTAATAAGATTATTGACGAATATAATAACATAAAAGATAGATTTAAAGCATTAAGCTCCGAAGGTTTAACTGATGATAATTTGGATGAATATAACAAATTGGTATATGATGCTTATTTAAATTCTTTTAATGAAAACGCATTTGATGAATTAAGACCTTATTTCATACATGTTACTCCAATCTATACCGCTAGAGGTCATGAATTTTTATTCAATCATACCACAGATGTACAATATCAAAAGGTTTGTGATAAACTAAAGAAGTATAAATTGAAATATGACGATTATGTGAAAATAAAAGAATTATTGCTAACTGCTCTTACTGACATGAATTATAATGTTAAAACAGAAGGTATTACTTTTGTTGTTAAAGGCGAACATTGTACAGTAAAAATCTATGAACCATCTAGTAAAGATAAAATAAGAACTATAATGGAATTGAAATTAGATAGGGGTGTACAGTTTGATGTTGAAAAATATATTGTAGATACTTTTGGTGAAGATGCTTTATACAAGAAAGATTATGCTGTATTTACTTTCGCTCGTTTGAGAGCCGCTATTGACTATATGGATGAAATCTACGATGGCTTGAAAGCACAAAAAGATAAAGACGATAAAAAGAGAGCTGAAGATTTTCAGAAATGGTATGACAGTTTGAGTGATATTGCCAGAGACCAGTATAACTACTACCGTGACCATCCAAATGGAAACTGGTCAGGAGACTAATAAATCACAGTTCTTAAAAATGAGAAATCGCCCACATCGGGCGATTTTTTGTTATATTTGATTTGTATAAATATATTCCAAATAAATTAAACATTATTAAAGGAAAAATATGGCAGAACATAATTATGGTGCGGATAGCATAGATTTTTTAAAAGGCCTGGAAACCGTTCGTAAGCGTCCTGGTATGTACATTGGTGCGGTCTCAGGTGACCCATCCGATGGTTTATATCGTTTGTTTAGAGAAGCATTAGACAACTCTATTGACGAATATCTAGCAGGTTATAACAAACAAATTTATGTTTTTTATGATTCAAAAACAAAGAGAATTACAGTAGTAGATAATGGCCGTGGTATTCCAGTTGGTTGGAATGAAAAGGCTCAAATGGATTCTCTAACACTTGTATTCACACAATTACACGCAGGTGGTAAGTTTGACAAACAGAACTATGCCACATCTTCAGGCTTGAATGGTATCGGTCAAAAGGCTATTGCGGCTTTGAGTAAGACATTACAAGTATGGTCTAACAACAGTAAAGATAATTGGTTCTACACACAAACATTTGAAAAGGGTGTTGCCACAAGTGATGTTACTCGTTGTAGATTGCCCGAAGAATATAAATCTTTGATTAAGAAAAAAGGAACAATCGTTACTTGGATTCCTGACGAAACCATCTTTACAGATAGTATTGATTTGGATTTGCCACGATTGAAAAGAGAAATCAAAGATATTCAATATCTTTGCCCTGGCTTACACATTCACACAAACATTGATGGTGAAGAAACCGAATACTACAGTGAAAAGGGTTTGGAAGAATTAGTATGCCCAGACAATAATTCGGATAATTTGTTCACATACAAGGACGATTACACAGAAGTTGCTCTCAATTTCACAAAGAAAGATGGCAACACATTTAGAAGTTTCGTCAATGTATGTTACACTAATTTGGGTGGTACACATTTGAATGGTTTGAAGAAAGCCATTTGTAATGTAGTAAAAGAAAACTCAAAGAAGAAAATCTTGAACGATGATATTATGGAAGGTATCGTTGGTGCTATTCACCACAAGATGGCAGAACCACAGTACCAGGGACAGACAAAGAACGAATTAACCAATACCCCAGTAGAAAAAGAAATCATTGAAAAACTATCTGCTCCATTAGCAAAGTATTTCCGTAAGAACAAAGAACTCTTAAATCGCATAATTACCTATGCTGAAAAGATGTTGGAACAGAAAGAAAAGATGAAGGCTTCCAAAGACTTGTTGAAGGGATTGAAAACACTAAATGCAGGTAGTAGATACATTAGTGATAAATTCTTGGATGCGGATAGACGCAAACACAAGAACCCTAAAGATTTGGAAATGTTCATTGTAGAAGGTGATTCTGCTGGTGGTCACTTCAAGAACGCAAGAGAATCATTCCAGGGTGAATTGAAACTTCGTGGTAAGATTATTAACGCAGCTAAAGCAACTCCTGAAGAATTGTTTGGTAAGACAACAAAGAAGGGTGAAGCCAAATGCGAAGGTAATAGAGAAATAAAAGACCTAGTCGCAGCATTGGGTTGTGGTATTCAAGATGATTACGATGAAAGTAAATTGAGATTTGGAAAAGTAATTCTATTGACTGATGCTGATACTGATGGCGGACACATTTCTAATTTGATTACTGCTTTCTTTATTAACTATATGCCTGACTTGATTAAGAACGGACACTTGTATATCATTGATGCTCCTTTGTTCGTAGCAAATGGTTCAAAAACAAAGGTCTATGGAATGACACGAAAAGAAGTAGACCAAAAGATGAAAGCAGCCAAATGTAATGATTACACAGTAACTCGTTTAAAGGGTTGGGGTGAATGTTCATCAGACCAATTATCCGACTTGTGTTTAAATCCAAATTCTCGTAAACTCATTCAATTACAATGGAACGATTTAACTGAGAAAGCATGTGAAAATACTATGGGTGAAGATACTGCATTCCGTAAAGAATTGTTGGGAATTTCAAAGTAATGAAGTTTGATGTTGTTATAAGTAATCCACCATATACGAATACGAATAAGTTTTGTAGAGTTATCAAACAGATAGAATGTGATAACAATATAATTCTTGTTCCACTTTCGTCTATGCGTGATGTTACTTATAAATCAGCTGAATGGGTAGATTTTCCTGAAATCGGTATTGGAAACATTCACATTATAGATTTGAAAGGAAATATAAATGAATACTTTTCTTCAAATCCAGCACCGTTTTGGTCTAATGATGATAAAGATAAGTGTTTTATAGAATACTTCCACGCAAAGAAAATTGTACCGAAATCTGATTCTCGTATGAGAATTAAAACTGAATGGAAAGACCGAGTTCAAAAATTCATAGAATGTTTTGCTAAATCCAGTTTGTACAAAATATACAACGGGAAAATTTATACAAAATGTTTTCAAAGAGATGGTATAAACAAACTGTGGGAATTATATTGTGCAGGTCTATTAAAATAAAAAATTCAAACACCGGTGAAAAATTCCGGTGTTTTTATTATATTTAAAATATGAATGATAGAGATGCAGCAAAAATAGCCATAGTGATTTGTATAATAATAATTATCCTAATGTTTAGATATTATGGATTTTAATAAGAAAGTAGACCAGTTTAAAATAGTATTAAGCAGTAAAATGCTAAAAAGGGAAGATTATTTCAACCCTATCTATGAAGATTACGATAATGATTCCGATTGTTATGGTATGAAATTTTCTGTA